GCCGTTAACACGAGAACCAGTGCTTGTTACAAGGTCATGCCGAGGTTGTCCATCGTGAGGGTTGAAATACGGAACTGGGTTTACTACAGTTAGGTCAGGTGAACCTGCTGCCCCTTGCCCATGAGTAACATACATTTGACTTTGAGCTACTCTGTAAGGTGAGTTAACAACTGCGGCTGCTCCTGAAGCTGTCTTAGTTCCTGCGTTACCTGAAGGGACTCCAAAGGTTGCAGGAGGTGATGCTGCTCCTGAGCTTCCTGCCTCCCCGTAAGGGTAGCCTCCCGAACCACCTGCTCCTTGTAGTCTAAATATGGATATGTTTTGATTAGCTATACCCCCATAAATCACTTCCCAAATAGGTACGCTTACTAAGCAGCCGTCCCCCCCATATCCTCCCCCATAACCTCCGAACCAATTTAGTGTTGCACCTGTTTCTACCTCTACCTCTATTGGGTAATCTAGGTACGCAGCATTACCTCCGTTTAACCCTGCCTTACCCTTTGCAGCAGTTGCGTCCCCAAAGTCCCCATAATCAGGTCCTATTTGATAAAAATAGTTGTAGTTGTCTACGACAGGGATTAAACCTCCACCGTCACCGCCTTTACCCCCTTTGCCGTAAATCCTGACTGCCCCCTTTATAATGATTTTTGGTTTAACGCCAACAGGTAATAAGCTGCTCCAATCCCCAATGGTTAAAGCATACTGGTTTACATCAGTAGAGGTAATCAGTAAAAAAGAACCTTGTGCCTGTTCAACTGTGCCGTCAATAACGAAAGTCACACTGTTATAGGTTCTTTGGGCTGAGAAGTTTGCCTTGTTTAAGAAGTAATTGCGTAAGTTTAAATCAAAAGTATCCATATCAATAGGCACTACAGGGTTATCTTCGTTACCTGTCACCTCATACTTTTTCTTGTAAACTTCTAAAGCAGTTACTCTAAATAAATCATAACCTTCTAACGGTTCAATAGCAGTGATGCGGAAAGGCTTAGGGCTACTCAATTTTAACTCATCAACCTTAATGCTAAATTGTGCATTTTCGGGAAAGTCAGTTTGTAAAAAAGTAATCGTGTCACTTATCACGTTTAATGTGTGAGCATCAACTAACTCGGCAGCATGGACAGCTAGGCCGAGTGTATGTTGCAAGGTTATCTCAACGGTTAAAGGATAACCTGACACGTTTAACGGGTCACGCAAACGAATCTGCAAGTCATTGATTGACTCAACACGACCTGTAAAACCCCACCCCATAACAGGGTCAGATAAGTAGATAATCTCTAACGGGTCTAGGACAACACCCAATCTTGTCGTTGTAAAGTTTACAATCGTTGTTTCATTATTGGAGGTTAAGATACGCGCCTGTGCACGGCGAATAGCCTCACTCTCATTTGTACAACCTACCGCAACCATGTCAAAAGGTACTAAGCCGTTGTCTAAGTAATAAGGGGAACTTAGAATGGCTGTATCATCAGGGTATTTTCTACGCGATTGCTCCCACCCTCTCTCAGGATTAGTAAAGCTAACGGTAATTTGGTTATAGCGTGTTGTTAAATCGGTGTAGCTGTAATTGAACCCTTCTGCATTAATAGTTTCAGGTGTAAACAGCACTCGTGGGTCAACCCACTTATCTACCTTCAACCGAACAACACCTTCACCGTCATCAAACAAAACAGCATCGAAAGCCCCTGCAATGTTCTGTAGGTAGTCCCACGCTGTTTGATTCTCAGCGATAGTCAAGTTCATGGTGTACCGTTTCTCGGTTGCATTGTTTGTTAAACTAGCTACAACCTCGTCACAAAAGACACCTGCTTCATAAAAATCTTGCAGGTTAAAGCTTAAATCATTTACATACTTGGCCAAGCCGTATCTATGGTTTACAAGCAGGTCGTACAAAACCCATGCAGGGTTACTGTGCCATTTTTGAGTTAAGCCACCATTCCAAGGAGTTGGGTAAGAGTTAGCAATACCTAAAGCTTCAGGAACATAGTTACTGGGGACAAAGGTCAGTAAACCTTTATAGATACCATGAAATTGTGGGATGCTAGAAAACTGGTCACTGGCGGTACCGACTACTTTAACCATTGCTGTGTTGCTAAAGGTTCTTGTAGGCTGATTGATTAACTGAAAACTATCAAAGACAATCTCAGCAGCAATTTTCTCAGTTGCTGAGGGGTCAATGTCAGGATTGAATTTAGTTATCCGTATCATGTAGTCATCATCAGCTAACGTAGAAACAGCAACAGAGAAATCTAAAACGAAGCCTGAGTTTGTTTTACCCCGTAACTCGTAAGCATTTATACCATCTACTTGGCTTGCTACTCTTAAACTTTTATCTACGGTAGTAGCGACTAAAGGTAAACCACTGGGGTACGCAACTGTGGTGATTAATACGTTCCACGTGGAGCCTTGTGAAGCTTTATACTCCACTCTAAACTTAGCTGTATTGGGGAAGACTCCACCGCCTGACTCAGCGTAGAGTTGTGCCACGTTGATACGAATATCTATGCGGTTAAACCGCCCGCGCATATTGGCAGGAGTATAACGAATGACAGGTGTCTTTTTAGTTACGTTAGTGCCAACGTCTGTGCTATGGCTCTCACCACCGAGTAAAAAGGTGACGGTCTTAGGCGTTGACTCGCCTTGTAATTCAACTAAATCAAGGTCATTAAAATTAGGACTGGCATCAGGGTTAGGGTTATGTAAAGGTACTTCGCCAACGAAGAAACTTTTTAACCCATCTTGTAGGCCAACAATGGGTCCTTCTCCAATACCTAATAGAATCTCAACCTTGTCTCTTGAGAACAAGTTATCTATCGTATTAGTGGGCGGTTTGGGTTTTTTACCACCTGCGCCTTTATAGGGTTTTAATTTGTTCAAGATGGGTCATACTCCTCTGAGTCAATGTCGAATGAGAGTATCTGCCCATAGACTTTTTGTAAACCATAAATAAGTGGAATGGGTGTGCCTTCTTCAATTGTGTTGGCATTACCGTTGATAAATCTACTCTTCTTGTCCCCTGAGGTTGGGTCAGCCTTAGGTGTCTTCTGTAAAAGTTGAAGGGCACCCCCTAAGACTAATTGAGTACCTGTTAAGATAATTGCACCCTTAGTCAATCCAATAGCTTGGCCAAAGGATGAACTTGCTAAAGGTCCCGCAACCAAGAATAGTAGAATGCCTATACCTATTTGAATACCTGCTGAGCTTTTACTTCCTCCACCTGCTCCCACGATAGTAGGTTTGATTGTGAGTGTTTTCACTTCAGGGTTTACAATGTCAAGGTCATCAACACAGCGAATCTCAGCAATATCAACAACGTGCTTAGCACCCTTAGGTAGGTAATTTTGTAAAATGCTTAAAGCTTCTCGTGCTGTCGAAGCAGCAATCGTGATAGGTGCTTTGTGAAAATTCTTTAAGTACCCTAACAATATAATATCAAAGTTTGTCATCAGGGTATCTCCGCAACAAGGCACCGTCAACATCAACAAAGTAATAGGACACGGTGTCATGGCCTACAATAACGTGAAGTAAGTTTGGGTAGCTTTTAAAGAGGTGATAATCTTCCACTGATAGGTTAGAACAACCTGAGGGATGAGTATGCCACAAAGCCACTGCTCCTTTGGGTATTTCCTCTAACTGGAAACCATGCTTAGGGTCAGTGTGAACATTCTCAAGTTCAATAGCTTCATCTTCTAAGGTTATGTAGCCACATTTCTCGGTTAATGGATGCCAGTAGCTCAGTAGCTTACGGATTAGTTCCATCTTGTTGTCCTCTCAAATGGGGGGGCAGAGCCTCAAGAATACTCATCTTAGTCATGCGACTTTCGTTTTGAGTGGTAATATCAGGGTGTCTAAGGGTGCGCGAGATGCGATTATACCAACGTGCATCTAGTCGGTCACAGGTTGAAACCTTTTGATACAAGTGGTGAATGAAGTAGCCATTGCCAATATACACACCCACATGGTTAGCTGCTTGGCTCTTGAATAAGTTAAACAGCAAACCATCGCCGCGTTCGAGGTTGATAATACTGGTAGGGTTAATTGTCTCAAAGCCCTCTGCACCAAAATATTGGTCAAGCAAAGGAATACCTGCTTGGTCAAACCCTACTGGGCGAGCATAGTTTCTAAGACTTAGGCCGTACTCTTCTTCATAATATTCACGAGCTAAGCCGTAGCAATCATCAACCCCATCACGGTAGGGTTTATTTAGTAGGGGAATTAAGTTCATAATAATATTAACCTATAAAGTCTTAACCCAAGCCTTAACCCAAACGGGTTACTGGAAACTCAGGGGATATAAATTGTCTAGCAGGTAAAGTGTACCGCACCCCGTCAAAAATACTTCTTAATTCAAATGAGACAGATTCTCTCGTGAGACTCAGCACTCGGTTTACGACCCATTTGTTTCGTAGGTAGTTTACGTTGCCCGACAGTAAATCGGTGCGTAGTACCATATAGCGTTCAAGTGTTGCCTTCTTTAAAATGTCTTTGGCAATATAACTACTAAACTTTCCATAAGGGTTTGCTAATTGAAGTTTAGGCCGACTTTGTTCACCTGTTGTTTGCACATTATAACCACTGAAGACTAAAGGGAAATTCTCCCACGTTGCGCCATTCCAGTTAACTGTGGGGTGTTCTGTAAGGCAGAGCACTGTGTTTAGCTCACGGTTTATCGTTAACTTAAAAAGTTCAACGTAAGGCTCAGGACGTAGGGAACTTGCCTCAGCTTGATGCTCCGTGTTAGTAGTACCGTTTAGCATCTTCTACTTCCTCAATTAGCTCAAGTTGAAAATCACTCACCCAACCTGTTGAGTTAGGAATTATTTTAGGTATCTTTAGGCTTTTATTAAACCGCACTAGCAACCTACCGTAAACAGGATGCAGGTAATAGAAGGGCTTCCACAGTTTAAATTGACTGTAGAACTGCTCCAACAAACCCATATTCAGTTCAGGGGTGATATGGGTATCAATCTCACCCATTATGTTTTCATTATACTTCAAACCTCTAAAGTATAAGGTAAAGATTCGTTGCTCAGGCTTAGCTCCGCGCACTGCATAAGTATAGTTACCACCAAGTACCACGGTGGTTCCTTCCTGCTGATACTCTGTTTGGATTAGGTGGTAGGGAAAGTTAAAATCATTCTCTGTTAAGGTTCTTGGCGTAAAGTTTAGCAGTAAATCACTGCTTGGTATCTCAATGAGCTTTAACTCTAAGCCTTCAACACAAGCTTGGCCACCTGCCTTACCTTTAGGTACTTTAAAAGGCTCTGCAAACCTGACCTTTACATCCCCATAAACAGGGTGCTTAAATAAAAAATGTCGGTCAAGTTTGTGAATATTATACATCCACTCTACCCAAGCGATGTTGGTACTCTTCTCATTTAGAAGGTCAATATCTCCATTGCTTTTGAGGTAGTACCGAAGTACAGGAATGTTTAACGTGAATGACCGTAAACTTGGGTAGCTATTTTCTAGGTAGCTGCCGTAGGAGTTACCTAGTTTTATATCCCCTGCAAACTCTTGGTACTCGGTTTCAACTTCACCTAAGCTAAGAGCTAAGTGCTGTAAGGGATTTAAACGGATATGCCCTGTGGCGATGGAATTAAACAAGAGAAGCCTCCCAACTTAGTGCGGGCACTTCAAATATCGTACCGATAGACATTGGGTAAGGGGAGTCTAACTTACCTGTGAGTAAAACATCTTCAGAGGTAGCATTTACAATATATACATCGGTAATCGGTGTTGCCCAACTACTTGCAGCAGTCCACTGAGCCGTAGAGGTGTTTGTGATAACAGGAGGGTTATGGCCATAGACTTTCAAAGCCACGCTTAGAACAGCCGCCTCAGGGATAATTGTGCCGTTACTGCCCAACTTTACACGGTGAGTACCGTCCACTGCTTTAGTTGTCAGTAAAAGTTGAGTAAGCATTGTAGCTTTGGCAAAGTTTGAAAACGACATAAAGCTAACCCTAAAAATGAAAACAAGTTTAGGGTTAGTTTATCACAAGTTACAGGAGGTGTTTAATGATTGACGATAACCATTTTAGTTGGGTAACAGGTGTACCATCAGTGTGTTTCTTTCCTGTATCTAGGAAGATAGCGAAAGGTTTACCTTTAGAAGTCGGGACCCATGCTGAACCTAACTTTTCTTGGAAACCTAGCTTTTGGAGGAGAAGGTTTGCTTTAATTGCAGACAAAGGTGGGTTTAATTCTTTACCTATCTCGGTGGCCGTGAGGTTTAGCTGTTGCTCTTCTTTAACAAGCTCTATCTGCATAAACCTTATAGGGGAGAAGCCAGTGTGTCTTGCTGTTGCTTTATCTGCTGCGAGAAGAGCTTGATTACCTTCAAGGTTAAAGAGTTTGGCAAAATGAAGAGCATTGTCGAAAGTGTTACGGGCAGAGTCTAAGATAGACAGTTTTGGCGTAGTGTCAGCGAGCTTATTCTCTAAAGCAGTCATGTAATCGTAAACTTTAGCTTGTAACTCATAACTGTAAGACATAGCCATTAAACAGGCTTCGCGCTTCGGGAACTTATAGCAACGCTGCTCTCTTCCGTATGTGTCAAAATAGATGTCGGAAAAAAATCCTGCATCTTTTTCACTCAAAACTTTAGGTACTTTCTTCATAAAGTCGGCATGAGTTAAAAGAGAGGCACCCTCATCACGCAAACTGTTGATGTAATCAACAAGCTCAAGACTCGTCATAGTTACCTGAGCAGGGGCAGCAGTAATTAAATCTTTCATAATCTTCAAATC